CGACAAGCTGACAAGAATGGGTTTACACGCAAGTGAAACTAATCTTGATGGTGTCGAAGACCTAATCACACAAACTAAAATTCATCATAACAAACCAGAAAGTTTACGAGTTGTCGAACTTAAAACTAGAAAGGAGAAAGATGTCGTTAAACTGCACAGTAAGTAGTTTACAATTTGATAATGCTTTACTTGATGAAATCAAAAAATCTTCAGGTGGAGATATTCAAAGTAAACACTTTAACGGAATACCATTACAATTAGTTTTATCTTTTAAAACTATTTGTTGCTTACCTGATGATGAAGTAAACACAAGGGTGATAGCAGAATGGTATCAGAAAATGTTTGGCGTAAATATATCTGGTACTTCAATATCAAGAATGATTGACCAGTTATATGAATATGGATTTGTAGATAGAATTATAAATCCACATGGTTCAAGAAGATTTTCTTGGATTAAATTAACAACAAAAGGTAGGAAACTTCAAAAGTTATTCATTGGTTCTACTTCCGATTGGAAAGATAAACCTAGAATAGTAATTGATAGAAACCTTAAAACAGCAATGAGAGGAGTGTAGTATGATTAATGCAAGAACAAAACAAACTTTAAGTAATATTGAAAATGATTTGTCTTGGATTACAAATGTAGAAGATGTGATGGAGTTTGCAAATGAAGTAAGTAAATTAGCAAATAAACAAATTGCAAATTTAAATGCTTATGAAATCACAAAGTTTAATGTTGGAGACGAGGTAACAATTAAGAATAAAAATCTTAAAGGTATAATCCAAAAATTAAACAAAAAAACTATACAAGTTTTGGTTAAAGATAATGACGTTTATAAATCTTGGATAGTTGCACCAACATATTTAACAAAGGAGAATGATTTATGTTAAGTAGTGTTAGAACTTACATACAAGAAAAATTACCTAAAGGAATATCATTACGTAAAGGTAAAGACTTATATGTAAAACAAAGTAAGACTGTAGATGGTAAAGACAAACCATTTACTTTATCAAAGGTAGTTAAGTTAGGTATCAAGTCTACTCAGACTGAAGCCGAACAAAAGAAAGAGTTTGAAATAGCACTTGAAGAAGCACTGAATGTAAAACGTCAGATGACAAACAAGTTAGCTAACAGACGCTACATTGAAAACTACAAGCCACAACAACTAGGCACAGGTACACTTGATAGTGTATTTAATAGAATGAAAAACTATACTTGGAGTGGTAAACAATTAGAACATAATGAACAATACTTTGATGATTTATGTAGGTTCTTTGGTAAAGATAAAAAACTTAATACGTTTGATATATTTGAACTTGAAGATTTTAAAATCGAAGTCAAACAATACATATTAAATCGTGATAAGAATATGCGTTCTTCTGTAAGTAATTCCTCAATCAACAAAAGATTAGGTTGTTTAAGAATGATACTTAGAGAAGCTATCAAGTATAGACTTCTTGATGAGAAAGACTTACCTAATCCTGACAGTCGAGTTAAGAATATGGGTATAGTTGATTTAACAAGAGGTGAAAGTCAAAAGAAACCTGCACTTACAATTGAAGAAGAAAGTAAATTATTAAGTGTTGTTGAATTACATGAAGACCAGTTTTGGCACGACTTTTTTACTTGTGGTTTTAATTTAGGTGCAAGACATACAGGTGAAATGAACCAATGGAATATTGATAATGTAGATTTTGGTCGAGGAACTATACAATTTTACAGACCAAAAACTGACAGTCAATCTGTTGAGTTTAAATTAAATCAAGACTTGTTGAATATATTTAAACGAAGAAGAAAAGACGCTTTACAAAATAAAGACAATCGTTTCTTCCCAGTATCAAGTAGTTCAATAAGAAGTGCGTGGTGGAAATATGTAAACAAATGTAAATTTCATAAAAAGTTTACACCTTATTGTATGAGACATACATTCGTCACAAGATTAGCAGAAGCAGGTGAAAGTCCAAAGGTTGTAAAAGAATTAGCAGGTCATAAGCGTATTGAAACTACATTGACTTACTATACTGATACACCTGAACCTTTACTTAATAAAGCGTTAGAAAATCTTGAAGCATATAAGAAGAAAAATACTGTTGTTTCTATGATAGGCCACAATAGTAGAAAGCAGTTGAAGTAAGAGAATATGTATACTAAAACTCACCAAATAAACTCAAGGGCTTGTGGTGAAATTGGTATACACGTATGTCTTAGGAACATATGCCGTAAGGCGTGTCAGTTCAAGTCTGACCAAGCCCACCAAAGTGTCTACGATTACGTCTACAATCTAGGTACTTTGTCTACATTAAGTAGTAAGAAAGGGTCGGTAGAACGTAGGAGTGTTAGTCTTAGGAACTACCGACCATTTCAAATCTTTACACAAGTGGAAAGTATAATTGTTTTTCCTTGTGTTTTTTTAAATAATCAACCTTTGCACTAGTGTGTTAGTTTCGTATACAATCGTATACAGACTATCGTAGACATACACAAGTGCAAGAATTGTTAGGAGAAATGTTCGTGTTATGTCCGATATATTAAAAGAACAAAAACAAGACCTACAAAAACAGCTAGAAGAATTAGTAAAAGTAGGAGTGGGTGGTAAGTTTAAAGACACCACTGATTACACCAAGTTAATACAAGAAGAATTAGAGTTTGAAAATGCTATGTTGCAAGGTGGTATTGATAGGTTTCGTAAGACCCTCAATCAAGCAATTGCAGATGGCCATGAAAGTACTACACTTCATGGGTTAGTTCTTCAGCAAAAGTATATAACTAAAGTATCTCTATTAATTAATGGAGATATACAGACAATGGAAAGTGGTGGTGCAGGAAATAGATTAACTGCATTAAAACTACTATGTCAGTGTCTTCCTAAAAATGTATTTGATAAAGGTATCTTAATTAAAAACAAACATAATATATGGGATACTTGTTCTTTGATTACTCTTAAAAATGTTATTGATGGTATCTCAAATGAAACCACACTAAATAAATTATCATTAAAGATTGGTAATGGTTTAATGATGGAAGCAAGAATAACTTTATTTAGAGACCAAAAGAAAGATGAATATATAAGAGTTAATAAAAGACTTGCCGGTAAAAACATTCCACAAAATGCTAACAGGTATCAGTATAAACATAAGGTCTGGGTTTACTGTATGAATAAACATAACCTAGATTTTAACGACTGGACTAAAGAACAACGACTTCATCTTGGTGTAAAGATGGTTGATTACTTATGTAAACTAGGACTAGTAAAAATACAGAATAGAAAACTTAATAAGTATAAGACCATTACTTATGTTGAAGCGACTAGAAAAATAATAGATGAGATAAGAAACTTTAATATTAAAAACGAAGCACTTCAACCAAAGTACTTACCAATGCTAATGCCCCCACGCAAATGGGAGTATAACCCTTTTATCGGTGGGTACTACGGAAGAAAACATAATTACGAAAATAAACCAGAGGATATAAAGGAGTAAATCATGCACTACAATTTAGTAAAAGCTAGTAATAGAAGATATTTAGAGGAACTAAAAAACAGAGGTCACGAAATGAAACCTATGTATGACGCAGTAAATATAATGCAAGATACAGAATGGGTTATAAATAAAAGAGTGTATGATGTTATTGTTAAATTAATTGAGACTGATAATCCTTTGGGTAAACTTCCTGTAAACCCACAACAGATTGAACTACCAATAAAACCAAATGACATAGAAGAAAACAAAGAGAGTTTAGTTAGATGGAAAAGGGAAGCAAGTTTAGTTTATAAAGAAAGAGCAAAGTCTAAATCTAAATACATACAAGTAAGACAGATACTTGAAGAAGCTAGATTACTTTTAGATAGAAGTTTTTTCTATCCATATCAATTAGACTTCCGTTCAAGAATATATCCTAAACCTGCTATGCTATCACCACAAGGTGCAGATTATTCTAGAGCATTAATTAAATTTAAATATGGAAAACAAATGAAAGAGAATAATTCTTTTGATAACTTTGCAGTAGCAGGTGCAGGTTTATATGGTGAAGTAGATAAGGAAGATATTCAAACAAGATTAGATTGGGTCAAAGATAGATTAGATATATTTATAAGTTATGCAAAAGAACCATTAACAAATACTGATTGGTCTAAAGCTGATAAACCTTTTTCTTTTTTAGCTTGGTGTTTTGAATTAAAAGATTTTGCCGATACAGATTATGACGCAACATTTATAACAACATTACCAATACAATCTGATTGTTCTAATTCAGGACTACAACATTATTCAGCTATGATGTTAGATGAAGTTGGTGGTAAAGCTACAAACTTAATACCATCTAATAAACCACAAGATGTATATAGAATTGTTGCAGAAAAAGTAAAAGAAAAATTAGAAAGTTTATCTGACCCAATGGCTAAGTTATGGTTAGACTATGGTGTAGATAGAAAGTTATGTAAGAAACCTGTAATGTGTTTACCATATTCTTTAACTCAATATTCTTGTAGACAATATTTACAAGACCACGTTGAAAAAGAATTTAAAGAACGTGGAGTACAACATAACTTCGGTAGAGATTTATTTAAAGCAACAAACTACTTAACACCAATTGTTTGGGAAAGTATCAATGAAGTTATACTTGGTGCAAAACAAATTATGAAATTTTTAAAAGAAGTTTCAAGATTAGTTGCTTCAGAAAACTTACCTGTATGTTGGACAACACCTAATCCATTAAACTTCCCAGTACAAATGATGTGTTATAAAAAAGAAAGTAAAAGAGTTAAGACAAAGATGGGTGATAGTATAATTAAATTATCTATTCAATCTGATACAGAAGAAATAGATACAAGAAAAACAGCACAAAGTATTTGTCCAAACTTTATACATAGTTTAGACGCAAGTGTATTACAACTAGCAGTAGTAAAAGCAAAAGAAAAAGGTGTCACTAATTTTAGTTTAATACACGATAGCTTTGGTTGTGTTGCAACTGATGTAGCACTTCTATCAGAAGCAATACGAGAAGCATTTTGTGAAGTATATGAACAAGATGTATTAACTAACTTTGCTAAAGAAATGAGAGATATGCTTTCACCTAAGAATTTAAAGAAGTTTCCTAATATACCAGAAAGAGGAAGCCTTGATTTATCTTTAGTAAAACAGTCAGTTTTCTTTTGTGTTTAGACCTTTGCACTAGTGTAAATAAAGTACCACTTATGGCTACATAGCCAAAACAAAAGGAGTAATATATGTCAGACACTAACATATCGGTTGTTGGTGAAGCTATATACCCACACCTTAATAAACCTGATGTTCGTTTTAACGAAGCAGGTGAATATAAAGTGACACTAAAAGTTGCTAAGTCAGACGCTTCTGAAATGCTGAAGTTATATACTAAAGCGATAGATGACAGTCTAAAATTAGCTTCGGACAGTCACAAAGGTAAAGGTATAAAAAATGCACCACAACCATATACTGAGGAAAATGATTTTGTTTTCTTTAAGTATAAAATGAAAGCGACTGGGGTTAATCAAAAGACTAAAGAAAAATTTAGTCAAAGACCCCAATTGTTTGACGCAAAGAAAACCCCAATACCTCTCTCAACTCTGATATGGGGTGGTTCTAAGATACGAGTAGCATACAATTTAGTTCCCTACTATACACCAATGCTAGGTGCAGGTATCACAGCTAGGTTAAAAGCTGTTCAAGTATTAGAACTCGTTCAGGGTAAAGACAGCAATCTTTTCAAAGAAGAAGATGGCTATGAAACAGCACCTAAACCAGAAGTAGTCTCGAATGAAACGACACCAGTTCAAGAGAGTAAAGACTTCTAGTGGTGCTGTCTTAAAATCAGGATTGGAAGAAGCAGTCTTCAATTATCTTAACAAAGTAAAAATTAATTTTACTTATGAGGGTATGAAGATTGTTTACTTCCAACCTGCATTGAAGAAGACGTACACACCTGACTTTCCATTTAATAATTGTAATATTATTATAGAAACAAAAGGTGCTTTCAATTCTGCTGACAGAAAGAAGATGAAGATTATAAAAGAGCAGAACCCAAAATTAGATATTAGATTTATATTTTCAAATTCAAAAAACAAGATAGGTAAAAAATCAAAAACAACTTATGGAAAGTGGTGTGAGTTATTTGGTTTTAAATATCATTGTATTCAATCAACAAAGATAACATTTCCACAAGAGTGGTTAAAAGAAATTAAAGGTAAACAACATGGCTAGAGAACAAACTAAATATATTGTCATTCATTGTTCCCAGACAAGACCAAGTCAAGACTGGGGTGCAAAAGAAATAGATAGAGTACACCGAGAATTTGGTTGGCTTAAAATTGGTTATGGTAAAGTAATCAAACGTAATGGAGAAGTAGAACAAGGTCGTGCAGATGATGAAGTACAGGCACACGTCAAAGGTTATAATCACTGCTCTTATGGACTATGTCTTATAGGTGGTGCTAAACAAGAAGACTGGAAACAACCTGAAGATAATTTTACTGCTGAACAATTTGAAAGTTTAAAAAAAGTTTTAGAAGAATTATTAATTAAATACCCAGACGCACAAATAGTGGGTCACTATATGTTAGACGAAGCAAAGACTTGTCCTAACATAAATATCAGAGAGTACTTACTCAACGAAGATATAAAAGGTTACAAGTTCCAAGATGGCTTAACAGACGATAAAGATTTACAGGAGTTGGATTAGCTTTTTCCTTTCCTCTAATGAAAACTGCTGAAAAATTTTTAGGTCATGCCCCTTGTGAAAACTGTGGTAGCCGAGACAATCTCGGATTATACGAGAACCATACTTATTGTTTCGGTTGCCACGAGTTTAAAAAAATAAATAACGAACTTCCCCAACAAACAGAACAGGTGATTAGAGATATGATAATAGGAAACATTGAAAGATTAGATAAAAGAAAAATCAATGAGGAAACCTGTAAAGTTTTTAATTATGAAGTTGGTGAATGTGATGGAAGACCAGTACAGATAGCTAATTACTATGATAAAAATTATAATAAGGTTGCACAAAAATTAAGATACCCAGATAAATCTTTTAAATGGGTTGGTGATACAAATAAGATTACTTTATTTGGACAGCAAAACTGGAGAGATGGTGGCAGAGTTTTGGTCGTCACAGAGGGTGAATTAGACTGTCTTTCAGTATCACAAGTAAACAATAATAAATATCCAGTAGTATCTATACCAAGTGGTACAGCTTCAGCAAAAAAATATATTAAACAAGAATTAGAATGGTTATCTAAATTTGAAAAAATAGTTTTGATGTTTGATACAGACGAAGCAGGTATGAAAGCGTCTGTTGAATGTGCAAATATATTACCAGTAAGAAAAGTATTTATAGCTAAAGTACAAGGTAAAGACGCAAACGAATTATTACAACAAGGTAAAGCTACTAAAATAGTAGACGCAATATTTGAAGCTAAACACTATACACCACAAGGTATCATTGAGGGTGTTGATACAAAAGATTTATTATTGAATGATGATTTTGTAGAGAGTGTTCCATATCCTTATAATGGATTGAATGAAAAGTTATCAGGTATAAGGCCAAAAGAATTAGTATTATTATGTGCAGGTTCAGGCACAGGTAAGTCACAAGTTTGTCGTGAGTTTGCTATCGACATTATAAACAAAGGACACAAGGTAGGTTATATAGCACTAGAAGAAAGTGTTAAAAGAAGTGTTAGAGGTTTAATATCTCTAGCAGTAAACAAACCTATACACATACCAGAAGTTAGAAAAAGTATTCCAACAGAAGAACTTATTGCTGAGTGGGAAAAGATAAAAGATAAAGTTTGTTTCTATGACCACTTTGGAAGTTCAGATAGTGAAGACTTACTAAATAGAATTAGATTTATGGTTCAAGGTTTGAATTGTAAATTTATTTTCTTAGACCACATATCCATTGTTATCTCTGGTATCTCTGAGGGTGATGAAAGAAGACTAATAGATAATACTATGACTAACCTTAGAAAGTTAGTTGAAGAACTTAATTGTGGAATGTTTGTAGTATCACACTTGAAAAGAGTTGATAGTAAAACAGGCCATGAAGATGGACTTCAAACTTCTTTATCACACCTTAGAGGTTCACACTCACTAGCACAATTATCTGACGCAGTTATTGGTTTTGAAAGAAATCAACAATCAGAAACCGATAGTAATATTATGACTGCAAGAGTTTTAAAAAATAGATTTACTGGTGAGACTGGCGTTGCTTGTGATTTGATTTGGAACAAAGACACTGGGCGTTTATCAGAGGGAAACTTTGATGAATGAAGCACTACTCACTAAATTTATTTTAAGTTTTTTAGTAGAGAAAGATGATTATGTTTCTCTTGATAAAGACCAACAACAATTAATCTTTCATACTTGTAAAACAATAATGATAGCAATTTATAATTCTATTAAATATGAAAATTGTTATCCAGTAATTATGTGTGGAGATAGCGAAGCACAAGAAGTAATTACAAAAGCAATAGGAAGTGTAAGAGAAATCTTACCTAGTACTGAGAAAATTACTATTCACTTAATACACTAATGAAACTAGTTATAGACGTAGAGACCAATGGGTTTCTCGATAAGCTAGACTTTAAGATACATTGTGTTGTCTTTAAGGATATAGAAACTGAAGAAGTTTATTCATATAATCCTGACAACTTAACTAAAAGTCTACAGTTGCTAAACAAAGCAACACTATTAGTTGGCCATAATATACAAGGGTTTGATTTACCTGCTATAAAAAAATATTTTAATTTTAATTATACAGGTGAAATACTTGATACTCTTTTATGTTCAAGACTAATATATACAAACAGACAAGAACTAGATTTTCAAATAAAAGATGTACCACCAAAACTAATAGGCAGACATTCTCTAGAAAGTTGGGGATATAGATTAGGTTTACGTAAAGGTGATTTCCAAGAGTTCAATACATTTGATGAATGGACTTTGGATATGCAAGATTATTGTGAACGTGATGTTGAAGTCACATATAAATTATATCAACAAATAATTGCTACTAATTATTCAAAAGAAGCAATTGAATTAGAACATAAATTTGCACATTGGATTAGGAAACAAGAAAGGTTTGGTGTTTACTTTGATGAGAGTTCTGCTGAGAACCTTTTATCTATCCTAACAAAAAGGAGACTACAGTTAGAAGAAAATCTAGCTGTAGTTTTTCCTGACTGGCAACAGTCACAAGGTTATAAAAGATATAAAAGAGATAACAAAAAGAAAGGTATTAAAGCAGGTGTACCAGTTAGAATATTTAAAACTGTAAAGTTTAATCCTAATTCTCGTGACCACATAGCTAATAGATTACAAACTCTAGGTTGGAAACCCAAAGACTTTACTTCTACAGGTAAACCAGAGGTAAGTGAAAAAATATTAAACTCATTAGAATATCCTGAAGCAAAAGTTATTTCAGAATATTTGATGATACAAAAACGACTTGGTCAACTTTCAGATGGTGAACAAGCGTATTTAAAACTAACAAAAAAAGGTAAAATTTATGGACAAGTTAATACAAATGGTGCAGTCACAGGGCGTTGTACACATTTTAATCCAAACCTTGCACAAGTTTGTTCAAGCCATCTTCCTTATGGTAAAGAACTTCGTTCCTTATTTACTGCTACTTCCGATATGGATATGTGTGGTGTCGATTTTTCTGGTCTTGAGTTGCGTGTCGTGGCTCATTACTTGTGTGTATATGACAACGGATATTTTCTTAAAACATTACTTGAAGATGATATACATACCACCAATCAAAAATTACTCGGACTTTCCACACGTAATAAAGCTAAAACTTTTATATATGCTTGGTTATATAATGCAGGAAATCAAAAACTTGGTGAGATACTTAAAGTCAGTACTGAAGAAGCCAAAAGAATAAGAGAAACTTTTGAGAAAAAATTACCTGCATTAAAAAATCTTAAAGACGCTGTTGCTTCTAAATTTAGAAGAAATGGTTATATCAATGGACTAGACAAAAGAAAATTAATTTGTCGTGCAGAGTACAGCAGTCTCAACACACTTGTTCAATCAGCAGGAAGTTTATTGGTAAAACAAGGAACAATTATTCTTAATGAAGAACTACATAAAGCAGGATTTGAATGGGCTAAAGATTATGCACAAGTTTTACATATCCATGATGAAATACAGTTCGTTGTTAAGAAAGACAAAGTAGAAAAATTCAAAGAGATAACAAAATCTATTTTCAAAAAAACACAAGACCATTTTAATTTTAGATGTCCTTTAGATGGAGAAATAAAAGTAGGAAATAATTGGAGTGACACGCACTAAAGCAAGACCTCATTTTGACAAAGATTTAAAATTTGGACAACAGTATGAAAACGAACTTCAACAAATGATTGAGGGTAAAGTTGAAGTAAAGACAGATAGATTATGTGAAAAGACAGGTAATGTATTTGTTGAAATAGAAGACAGGGGTAAACCCTCTGGTATTAATATTACTCATGCAGAATATTATGCTTTCTGCTTACATAAAGAAGAACGTAATAAGCAGACTTGGGTTCTTATATCTACAAAAATTCTAAAAAAACTTATGAAGAAATATCCCATCAAAAGTGGTGGAGATAACTATGAAGCTAGAGGTCACATAATTCCTAAAGAACATTTATTAAATTATGAAATCTAAATTAAAAAGTAAACTTGTATTACCAGATATAGACGCTGATGATTTCCCATATAAATTTTATAAAGTGTGGTGGTCAGATATAGTTTCTGACAGTTCGTGGAGTACACTTACACACATAGCAAAATCCAAACCTGCAATCTGTATAACTATGGGTTGGTTAATTAGCACCAAAAATAACAAATATGTTTTAGTTGGAGATATTAATTTTAATGAAGACGGAAGCGTAAATGAGGGTGGTAATTCTACAGTTATACCAAAATCAAATGTACTTAAATTAAAGGAGATAAAGTTATGAAAAATATAAATGAGTTCCATGCTAACAAAACTAAAATGATGTTGGTTGATGGTGATTTACTCGCTTATAAGATTACTTCTGCATTAGAAGAAGCTATTGAGTGGGAAGATAATGTTTGGACACTTCATTGTGATTTAGACAAATGTAAGCAATTTTGGAAACAATCCATAGCTTACTATTTAAGATATACGAGTTCAGCAAATGCAATTATTTGTTTTTCTGATGTTGTTAATTATAGAAAGCAATTAGATTTAGAATATAAATCTTTTAGAAAAAATATTAGAAAGCCAATAACTTACCAACCTTTAAGATATTGGATTGAACAAACACATAAAACTCTAAGTTTCCCATATCTTGAGGGTGATGACACCATTGGATTATTAGCCACTGGTAAATACAAAGACAATTGTGTTGTTGTCTCTGGTGATAAAGATATGAGGACTATTCCCTCTTGGCACTGTTTCATTATAGATGATGAAATAGAGTTAGTTAGTAAAACAAAAGCCGACCTTAACTTTTGCACTCAAGTATTAACAGGCGATAAAGCTGATGGCTATATTGGGTGTAAAGGTGTGGGTTCAGTTAAAGCGTCAAGAATATTACTTGAAAAGAAAAACATATCTCAAATGTGGGAAGCAGTCTTACAAGAGTATACTAGAAATGGTTATACAATTGATGACGCTTACCATCAAAGCAGACTAGCAAGAATACTTAGAGAGGGTGAGTATGACTACAAAAAACAAGAACCTAAATTATGGAGTTATAAATATGAATACTACAGAAATTTTGAAGAAAGCCGAACAGCTAGTAAGTGACGATAGAGCAAAAACTCATGGTGATAAAATAATAAACCATGAAAATATTGCTAGACTATTTAGTGCCTATCTTACAAACAAGTTTCAAGCTGTACTTAATTTAACTGCTGAAGATGTTGCACAATTGATGACCTTGTTAAAGATTGCAAGGTCACAAGCAGGTACACACAATGTTGATGACTATATTGATGGTGTGGGTTATCAGGCAATTGCAGGTCATATTGCAGAAGCAAGAGACAAAAAATCAAAATTAAGTACCACTTTAGGAGTATCTAAGAATGACAAAGAGTAAAATACCAGTAATTACTGAAGAAATGATTGATTACTTAGATAAACTTTTTCCTGACAAATGTGCTGATTTAAAAGATACAGATAAAGAAATCTTTTACAAATCAGGACAAAGGTCAGTTGTTAATCATTTAAAAGAACAATTTAAAATACAAGGAGAAAATTAATATGGCACAATCAT